CTTTTAGGGTTGGTGGGCGGGTTGCCAGGGCTGCTGATGCTTGNCGCTGGTGCCTGCTCCTGATTCTGATACATCGTGTACCAGGCACCAGCGCCAAGCATCAGCAGCCCTGGCAACCCGCCCACCAACCCTAAAAGTCCTGTAGCGCCAGTTTTTACCAGCCCCAATACAGATGTTGCAGAGTTAAGAGCTTGCTGAGATGCTGCCACTGCTCTGTTTGACTGCACCAGAGCAGCGTTCGCTGTAATCATTGCTCGGCGTTTGGCAATAGCATTTTGAGTCGCTGTGGCCTCAGCATTTGTATTTTTAGCTAAGACAAGTTCTGACTGAGCCAGTTGATATGCTCGCTCAGCAGCAAGTGCATCGGCGGCCGCCTTTCGCTGTGACTGTGTGGCAGTATTTGCCCTGGCAGCGGCTAGTGCTATTTCATTTTTCCTTGCCTCAACGAGTTGCGCTGTTTGGCTTCCGAGATCGCCGATCATGCCGCCAATAAATCTCGAACCGCCGATGGCCGCCAGGACACCAGCAGCAGAGGCCACGGTATTTATATTGTCTGAAATGGAATTCAGTGCGCCAGTAAGTGCACTTGTTGCTCCGGTAGCTTCATTTGCACCACCAACCCACGCCATAAAGGCGTTTTCAATTTTTGTCGTTGCTGAAGCAACGGTTTGCGGCATGGCACTATATTCATCCCGCAACGTTCCAAGCTGGCTGGTTAATGCCGGAACAACTTTATCGGCAGTAAGCTGCCCCTGATCTGCCATCGCCTTTAAGTCTTTCCTGGCAACCCCCATACCGGAAGCTAGCGCACGAATAACGCGATCGCCGTTTTCGTTAACGGAGTTGAATTCTTCCCCACGAAGAACGCCCTGTGCTAACGCCTGACTGAACTGTGTGATTACTGAGCTGGCTTCAGACGTGCTTGCGCCTGACAACTTAAGTCCTGTCGATATAGCTTCGGTTACTTTCAGAACCTCTTCTGAACTGTAGCCATACTCACGCATGGAGGCGGCTGAACGGGCAAACAGGCTGGCGTTATCTGAAAATGCGGTCCCGGTTCGCTGGCTAATATCCATCAGTGCGCGCTGTGACTCTTTGAAGTCATCGGAGGATTTTGATGCCTGCTTTAACCGGGCGTTAACTGAACTCCATTCATCAGCCAAAGAAATAAGGTGGCCGGTGGCATATGCTCCTGCAAATGCCCCAGCAAGACCAACAGCTGACGCCTTTGCAGAATTAAGTTGGCCCGTTAAGTCAGCCAAAGCCCTCTGAGTCTCCCTGGACGCGGCCGCCGCCTGTCGGCCACCATTTTGCATGGTGCGGTAATAATCTTGCCCCATTCGTGAGGCGCGGGAAATTTCCGTCTGGAATGACTGCGAGTTAGCGGAAATTTTGATTATTAACTCACGTAAGGTTGCCATCAATTTTCTCCAGGCGAAAAAAAAGCCCATTAACGGGCTTTTTGTTGTGATATAAACTTCATGGCTTATCTAAAAATTCTCTCAGAGCTTCCGATTTATTGCAGGAATCTTTATTAACAGTCATCCCTGCCTCTTTTTGCTTTTGACAGAAATAGTAGTAATCATCGTTTGTTTTTATATAGCCCATGAATTTAATAAAAGCTTTTTTACACAATTCAGGATTTGCATGATCAGAGCAAACCGTAGACGTATAGCTTTGCAACTCATTTGGTTCTAATGGAGCCAGTGTTTGAGTTGCACTTGATAAACAACTGAAACCATAAAATAATACAAATAGAACTAGTTTTTTCATTTTCTTCACCAAATTATAAAAAAATAATCCTATTCTTTTACAGTTCATTTGTCACTGAGTTGCAGCTGTAAGTGCCGCCTCAAGCCCTGCAAACGGGTCCTTCGGTTCTGATTGCTCATCACCACCCCATCGCAGGATCGCATCGTCAAGCGGTACTTTTGCCCCCTGCGAGCCGTAGATGGCAGAGACGAGCTGGGCGGCCTGAATGTCACCACGAATATCGCCAACCGGACTTTGCCTGTCGTACTCAATCCACATCAGAAGCTCGCTTGCCGTCATATTCTGCCGAAGCTCTGAGAGCGTGCGCCCCATCCGGAGCGCAAGCGACATCAGAAACTTTACGCCGGGGGTTGAGACTTTTCCCGCGCTTCGTCCGCGTTGTTGATCAGGTCAAGCGCCTGTTTGAGCAGGCGTGAATGGACGGGGCCGTAGATTTCACGCACCTGCTCTTCTTCGTCTACGCTGAATACCGGCTGCTTATCGGTGTCACACAGAACGTCAATGAAGAGCACCACGTCAGCGCAAAGATTACGGTGTGCCTTTTCCGATACTGACACATTTTCATCATCAGCACCCGCTTTCACCACTTCCTGCCAGCGCAGCCAGGCTTCACCTGACGGCTCACGGAGAACCACTTTGACGCCTTCCCACTCAGGAACGGCGACCGTCTTATGACGAAATCCCGACATCTTAGCCAGGGCGAGATTTTTAATATTCTTCATGAGACCTCTCAGGAGCCAGACTCGATGTTTTCAGGCTTACCTTTCAGGCGCAGGGAGAACGTTGCCGCCACTACGCCGTTGGTACCGGAAGACCAGGTGTGCTGGCGGATTTCAGCCAGGAACTTAAAGCCCTTGCCGGACGGGAAGATAACCTGGAACGCGTAGGTCGTATCGTTGTCATACGCTTCACGCAAGGCGTCCTGCGCCGGATTCTTGTAGAAGTTGCCGGACAGAGAGATTTCTGACGGAGAAGACAGGCCGTTGATGTTCTCCTGCTCGGTAGAGCAAAGTGTTGTTACGTCGATATCCTGCTTCTGACCACCGGTGAACTGAATTTCTTTGATGGTGCAACTCAGATCGAGGAAGGTTGCGGAATCCATCGTTTCTTTGGTGGCTGGCAGGGAGGAAATAAGGATCTTCGTCAGCTGCGATTTTTCATAAAGTGCAGACATAGCTGTCTCCTGGAAAAAGAAAACCCGCCATCAGGCGGGTTCGTTGGGTGAATTAATTGTCAGGGGGTAACTTTAAAATCCAGGGTGGCACGGTAGAGCCGATAATCTGGCTCGTAACCGGGGATTTTTACCACCTCTGTAGGGTTTAAGGGCTTCAGCGAAGCGAGCGCCAAATCTCTCAGGGTGCGTGATTCAGTGATCGTAGTGGAATACACATCTACCTGAATGGAAACCCTGCTCTCTGCCTGGCCGCACAGCACGTCAGCGGAAACATCATCGACGATGGAAAAAATAATCCAGGGCGGAGAGACTGAAGGCTTTCCGTCACTGCCGAGAGGCGCAACGTAGGGATAAACCTGCCCTCCGGCCAGCGGCGCCAGCAGAGGATAGAGATCGTCTTCCGTCATTTGCTTAATGCCTCGTCAATGGCCTGGTTCATGCGCCTGATTGCGACCTCCGTCGCCTGCTCCTGGCGTACATCGAACGCGGGACGAATGAACGGGTGCGGCGGCATGTTAACGGTACCTATTTCGACGAATCGCCAGTAAAAGGCGTTTCTCGGGTTATTCGCCTTCATCGTGTTATCGCTGTTTCCGGTGCGCGGGTTAACACCACGAATGTGGACACCAGAAGAAATTTCCCCGCGGCGTCGGCTTTTTTGGGTCACCACCACCACGTTTTTTTTCAGTTTCCCGGTACGCACCGGCGCGCGGGCGATCACTTCTTCCTTAAGCACTTCGGCGCCAGCGCGCGTGGCGTCACGCAGAACCTTGTTGTTTTCAGCGCGGCTAAGCGCCTCCAGATCCTTTGCGATGTCATTTAACCCGGAAAAATCGAGGCTCGTCTCAATCATTTTTCAGCTCCCGTTTTGCACAGAATTTCCAGGCGAGTGCCAGTCGCATTTGCTACAGGAGGACCGATGATATTTAGCACCTGACCTTTATACGGGCCGCTCAGCACTTCAAGACGTGAAGAGGCGTTCAGCTCTGACCTGAAGCGCATCCAGACGCGAATGGTTGCCTGCGCCGTTTCCGCGCCGCCTGAAAGCTGCTCTCTGCCGCTGATCCCCTTTACCTCAGCCGGGACCGGGTTGCCACCAGTCCACGATTCAACCGGCTGACCAGATGGATCGCGCGAAGTCGTGAAGGTGAGAATTTTTACCCGGTGCCTGAATCGTCCAGGTTCCATCAGGAGCCCTCCTCAGGTTCAGATTTACCGCGCCAGTTGCGATGGATGAACATCATCCGTTCTGCGGCGGCGTTCTCATAAAGCTGTACTTCACTCTGCGCGGTGCGGTGTTCAAACATGTCAGCAAAGACAAGGAGAACGGCGCCCTTAACGGCTGCAGGAATATCAGCTGCAACTTTCCATGCTGGTTCATCGCACCAGCGTATGCAGTAGTCAAAAGCGGCCTGAGCGTACAGGGTGATCAGCTCGTCCCTGTCGTCTTCCTCAAATTCGATCTGCTGCTTAAACAGGCGGAGGCCAATTACATCCAGAACATCTATCGCCATACATTAAAAGGGCGGGTCACCCCGCCCCCTCCATCATGAGCCAGAAGAGAAACTGCCCTTGATGATTGCCGTCGGGCGATAGTGCGCCAGCGCCAGGCGCTCTTCGCACAGGATGGTCAGCATGTTTTTCACGAAGTTATCGCGGTCTTCACGGCTGACTTCCACGGTGGCATCCATGCGATCCCACACCTGTGAGGCCATATCAAAACCGCCCACCGTAAAGGTGCCGGCGGCCTGCGCCTTAGTCGGAACCACTGGCAGGCCCCACATGATGTTGCTGGTAAACGCCTGAGGACCACCGAAGATATAGCGGCCTTCGTTGTCTTTCAGCAGCGCAATGTTGTGCCAGTCGCGCGGGTTCAGGACGATACCGGAAGCGCTAAACTCAGACTCGGTCACCTGGTAAATAGCGTGAGCGATAATGTCAGCGCGGGTGTCACCAGTGGCATTCAGCGAGGTGTCGTAGGCGGTTGCCACTTTGTTCAGACCTTCCAGGTTATCCCCTGTACCGTCGCCGTTCAGCAGTTGGCCTTCTTCCTTCAGCGCCAGGCCATACATCAGACGGCCGTTGACGTATGACTGCAGCATTGGCGCATCGTCCATCACCTGACGTGATGCCTGCACCCAGTGCGCGATAGTCTTCACGTTCGCGGTCTGCTTGCTGAATGTGATATCCGATTCTGGCTTAAGCGCTTTCTCAGCCACCACATCGGCGTTATTGGTAAACACCTCTTCACGCACATATTCCAGAGCGTTACTGGAAATGCGGCCCTGAGCCAGCAGGTCACGGATGGTCAGACGGCGCAGGCCCGGCATGATAATTCCCGGGATCTGCATAGGCTGGATCAGTGCGCCAGCAGAATCAGCGTCACTGCCGAGCGACTTATTGAACGTCTTCGCATCGAAGGTGCCCTGTTTACCGTCCCATGACTTAATGAGCTCTTCAGCAGCTCGTTCAGAGAAGGATTTCTTCTCACCCGGATTCTCAGCGCCGGATGCCAGTTTCTGTTCAAGATCGAAGAGGCGGGTACCGGATTTGGTCAGTTCTTCCTGTACCTTCACCAGGTCGGCCTGCAACTGTTTGGATACCTTACCCGTGCTTTCGATTTCTGCTTTCTGTGCATCGAAAAGTTGAGACATTTTCTGCTGGGATTCTTCGATAGCTTTTTGAATGAGAGCGAGTTCAGACATAATTAATTACCTAAATTAGAAGGGAAAGATTTGATGCTCTGAAGCAGAGCGTTGATTTGTGCTTCGTTTCCGTCGCCCTCGGACTCGCTCCGAATCGCTGACTTAAACCGGGCTATTAGCCCAACTGCCTGTGATTTGGTGAGGCCGACTGAATCCCTCAGCCAGTTCTCCACATCACGGATCGTTTCAATGCCATCGACACTTTTCATGGCTGCGATGCCAGCCTGTTCGTTGGCGGGGAAAGTGCAGACGCTGATTTCGCGCAGAGCCTGGATATTCTTAAAAATCCGGCCTGTGGGAATGGTGGTGTAATCGTCTTTAGCAACGGAAAAGCCAACCGACATACCCTCAACCGTGCCGTGCTGCATTGCCGCTTTCAGGTCGGCGGCGCCGCTGTGCCCTGGCGTAAGTTGACCGCGCACATACAGGCCTTTTTCGTCTTCAGCCAGGCTGTCCCATTTGCCAACCGGCAGCTCCCACGTCTTGTGGTTGAAAAACATCGCCACTTTGCGGGTCTGGTTCGCCAGTGCGTTTTTAAATGCCCCGGGAAGAATGATGTCGCCATCGGAATCGGTGTTATTGAAGACAGAGGCGTAGCCTTCAAAAATCCCCTGTTTCCCGTCACCGGTGAATTTGATTTCTGTCTCGTCAAACGACAGCGTTTTTACGATCTCAGGCATTACGGCCCCCATAAAAATTAAGCCCCGTCATTACGGGGCTCTTTGTTGGTTCCTAAATCGGTGATCGGCACATATTGCGACTGGCGCATTGCCACATCGCCACCCGGCAATGGCGGGAGGTTGTCCGTTCGGCGCATCTCATTGATGGTGCGTAATCCTGCCTCTCCCATTGCCTTCATAAAGGCTGCGCGGGATGCCGAATCGCCCCTCTGCAGGCCGTCGAGATTGTGCTCAGCATGAATGCGGCCAACATCCTTAGCAGGAATAAGCCACCGCTGAATGCTGTTTTCCCACCGGGAGATATAAGGCTGCAGTGTGTACTGCAGGAAGCCGAGATTCTGCTGCTCGATGCCCGATCCCCAGCTCGTTGATTTCTCGACGTCGCCGACAAGGTGAGGCGGTACGCCAAAGAATCTCGCCAGTTCACTTACCTGAAATTTCCGGGACGCCATCATTTCGGCGTCCTGTGGCGTTACGCCAATTGGTGAAGTGGTAAACCCCGCTTCCAGAATCCAGAGGCGTTTTTTTACCGGGCCGCCGGCGATCTCTTTAAAGTTTTCTTCAATCTGGTTTCTCTGCGGCTCTGTGAGAACTTTGTCACCGGTCATGAGCAGTTGAGGCGATTTGGCGCCATTGGCAAAGAAATCTCGCTGCTGGTCCTCCATCGCAACGGCCACACCTGCCGATTTACAGGCAAAGGCGATGGGCGACAGCCCTACCAACCCGGTGAATCCGAAGCCTTTAAGGTGAAAAATATCTTTCTGCGAAAAGTCGGCGTATTCGCTGTCGCGTTGATAGCGATATACCACTTTTTTTCCGACGAGTTTCACATCCATGTTGGCAGACTGAAGCGGGAGAAGGCTGATCACGTCACCCGCGCTGTTTCGGTCCACCAGTGCATATGCGTTACCATAAAAACAGAGCTGCATCGTCATGGCCTCCCTGAATTCCTGGGCGGTCATGTACTGATTCGGCGAGTAGCGCAGCAGTCGCGCCAGCGGATTGCTCAAATCCACTTTTTTACGGTTGTCGTTCTGGTCAGTTTCAAAAACGTCAAGCGGGAGGCATGCCGTGAGCGTTGAAATCAGGCTCACGCAGCGCCACACCGTCGAAATTTGCAGTATCCGTTCATCGTTAATGGATGAATCGCCCAGGTGTCCGTGGGCCGAAACGGGCCCCGTTTGTGAGCCCTGATTTGGGGTGACTAAACGCCCGCCGACAAACCAGGACTGCAGCCTTGCCCACCAGCCGTTATTGGTGCGCAGGTCAATCGTGTATTTAGGTTCTTCCATCACATGCTCAGCGGTCGGAAAATGAAGTCATCGAAGTCACCACCCTGTTCGGTAACTTCCCCATTTGCAGCACCAACGGACATTGTCATTGCGACCATGCCATCAATACGGCCCGTTGCTTTGGATTTATCCAGCTTTCGGTTGCCGGCAGCATCTTTTACTATCACCGCGTTCCAGGCACACATGGTTAACACCGGGTGCATGCCATGCCTCACCCGCCCGTTAAGCATCAGTGACTCAAGGGTGTCTACAGCTGGGCCCATATCCTTAAAGCCCTGGCCGAACTCGACCAGCGGAAGGCTCAGGCCGATGTCGTCAGCCTCTTTCCTGAACTGGTCAATGCGCCATCGGTCGAAGGCCATCGAAGTGAGGTCGAAATCACCGATGATTTCGGCGATGTCGGCGACCACGAATGAGTAATCGACGGACGCACCTGGCGTGGTACGCAAAAGTCCCTCCCTTGCCCATACGTCATAGGGCGCGCGGTCTGTTTTGGACCGCGCTTCCAATGTCTTTTGTGGGGTCCAGAAGAAGGGAAAGATATCCCAGACACCATCATCAGCCTCACCAGCGATAACCAGCGCCGTTAAGTCGTTCCTGGCTGACAGATCCAGCCCGGCATACCATTTCCTCGGTGTGTTAACCGGCGCTCCGCCGCACAACTCCCACACGCTGCGTGAGATGAACGGCGATACGGTAGACACTCGCTGATTAAGGTTGAGGTTGCGGAAAGTGTTCTCAAAGCTTGGCATTCGGCCTGCCATTTCAGCCTGGCGCGCCATGTCTTTTTCAGATCTGAACGTTCCCAGCGCCGGGTTCGCAGCAAACCAGGATTCTCGCTTACTGATATCAGCGTCTTTTGGCGCTTCGTAAACGTGGCAGACAATGTGCGGATCTTTCGATTTGACCGCATCATCAATCCAGATGCTCAACAGGTCGGCATCGTTCGCCGCCTGGGTGCTGATAACGATAAGAAGCGGATTCTCATGCGCACCCTGGGCTGTAGTAATCGCGTCGATAAAATCATCCTGTGGCCCCCTTACCTGTCCGGTTTCGTCCAGAATCGCCAGAATCGGGGAAAGTCCGTGTGTGGTTTTACCCTCAGCAGATAGCGCCTTGTATTCGACGTTACACGGCAACCCTATTAGCTTCTTGCCGCTGGGAATTATATGCACTAACACCTGCAGGTCCGGGTTCAGGTTCACCATCTTCACCGCGAGGTTGAAAACGATGGATGCCTGCTCGCGGCTAAGCGCACCGCTCACGATCTGGGTGTTCTGTACCGCTTCTGGTCCCACCAGATGCGCCAGCAGGATGCCGGCTATCAGTCCTGTCTTCCCATTTTTGCGCGCGATGCTAAGTATCGCTTTATCGGTACCGACTGGATTGTCGTAAACCGCCAGGATGAATTCTTTCTGGAAGGGGTCAAGCTGCATGGGCTTACCGAGAAGCTTGCCTTCCGGCACGATGCAATAGCGCTCAATGAACGCTATTACACGCTCACCTCGCGTCATAGTCTTTTATCCGTGTTTGGGAAAGGCGATCAGGTTATCTTCCTGGCTCTGATGCTCGTTTTTGGTATTTCGTGCATCACGATCATTCTGATTGCGTTTCTTCTGGTCGCGGCTTTCGCCGTTAGTTGCGTGGGAATGGATCTGCAGGTCACGGCGCTGAGCCAGGATGGTTCGCTGCAAATCAGGAATTTGTTTGCGGAGGTTTTTAATCAGCGCCTCATTCCTCGCTTCACCGCGCGCGCGTTCTTCTTTACGCAAATCTCTGCGTAAGACGGTGATATAGAGCTGGTTATTTGCCAGTTCTACAGCGGCCAGAAGGTCGGCTGGCGTCCAGCTGTCCAGAGCTTTCGATCTGATATTGTCATGCCAGAATGGTTCGGCTTTTTTTTCCAAACCTGCATGGGACGGAGGATCGATGGTGTCCACTGCTGCATTTTTCATGGCCTGAACCGCTGCCGCCGAACTGTCGGAACGGGTTCGTTTATCTGCCATATGTCAACACCTTAAAACTAAAAAAATCGGGTTAGCGTTAAAATCAAACTTTGGCGGCGGTCATTTGGGGTAAGGGATTTGAAGATTTGATCCCCCCCCTACCCCTGATGCGATTCATTCTCATTTGATATCGTTGCATTTGAAATGATTTCACATGATAGGAAATCGCCTTGCCGCCGCCGCGCTATGCCGAATGTTTGTCTACCTGTTCGAGTTTCTGATCGCCTTTCCCGTGCCCGGAGACAACATGCCCTGAGACGGTAACTGTCGGCACCTCCTGCCCTACAGCGTGCGAGAACTGTATGGATGTCACGTCCTTCATCTCCACGCCATCAATCACCAGGCGAACGAATTTTCCATCGCGGTATTCAATGCTGAGGTCTTTCATTACGTGCTCCAGTGAGACGCAGGATCGAGCGGGTAGCCATTGGCATCACAGCCTATTACCGCGCCGCTCTTCTCCATTCTCTGTTTCGTTGAGTCGTGATGTGCTTTGCACAGTGGCTGCCAGTTCTCTTTACTCCAGAACAGGAGCTGTGCTTTCGATATGGCCAGCGGGTTACCTGACTTAAGCGCATCTTTGAGTTTGTGGGGCACGATATGGTCAACCACCGTTGCTGGGGTTATGCGTCCCTGCTGCTCGCACATCACACATAGTGGGTGCTGCTGCAGGAAACGCAGACGGGCTTTATCCCATCGGCTGCCATATACGCGGGGCTCTTTGTTCATGCCAGTCTCCATGCGCGCCGGCGTTCCGTCCTCGGCTCGTTGTCAGGGTGACGCTCAACCGTCGGGAGGTCAGCGTGATCCACCAGCGAGTAACACGGATAAATCACCCGGCCACCGAATGCCTCACCGACTGCGTAATCAGCTGCCAGCGTTTTGTTCCATGTGCTGAGCATGCGCGCCAGCCTGCCCTGAGGAGGGCTGTAACATACGCCGTGAATCAGTTTGCTTAATACGATGTGGTCACCACAGACGCGATCCGCATCCACCAGCATTCCGGCAATCTCTTTCTGATATTGCGGCGGTCGGCCGGTACCGAGATAAAAGCTCAGCATGTCGTCAGGGAAACGAGCCAGCCAGCCCTGAGCCTTATCACGAAAACCTTCAACGGGTAATGCATCCTCTTCGATGATAATCACTCTGTCTGATTGCTCAGCGGCCCAACGAAGAGCGCGAAGATGGTTTGAATTTGCACCAGCGCTATGCTCATCCATGAAGACAATGTCAGCCTCAAGCTTACTCGCTAACTCTTCAGCCATGGTGCGGCGGGAATGGTGAGCCACGATAGCGATCAACATCTGTCAGCCTCATTGTGTGTGAAATGCTCAAGTCTGGCGGCAACAGCTGCGTCCCTGGCTTCTTCAAGTGACATGAATGTTTTCTTTAGAACAAACTTGCCATTGAGCTTAACTTGCGCGAGCCAGCGCCTGTTTCCGCGATTCAGATAAGTAACCCCGAGCACTCCAGTTTTACTATTTTTCTTAGCGCCGCCGAGGTTCTGATTGTTCTCGCTTCTGCTGGCCAACCTGAGGTGATTGATATTGCAACAGAGCCTGTTGCGACAAATATGATCGACATCCATACCATCAGGAACAGGACCGTTCACTGATTCCCAAACAAAGCGATGCACACGTAATGCCTTACCACCAGTTCGTATGCTGCCGTAACCTGTTTTTAACTTTGCTCCGGTCCATACCTGGCATTCGCCTTCAACCTTTGTTCTGGCCTTAATTGCTTCCTGTGGCGAGCTATAAACGGTGTTCCGCACAACCAATGGATCACCGTATTTCCGCCATCTGAAATAGTGCTTTCCGCACATCCCTCTTTTTTCAGAACCATTATCGCAGTCATTCACGTAACATTTTTTAGCCATGTGCATATCTCGCAACCAATAAAAAAGGCCGCCGAAGCGACCTTGATTTATTTTTCAAACTATTTATGGCGAAACCACGCAAACTCTCTACCGACACCATCGGACTTAAAAATAGTGTGGATGCGGGGGCCGGTGACAATTCGATCGCCAAAAGACTTAGCGACAATGCCAAAAGCGATCATATCCCCCACCGCGGCGCCAGCCTGTTCTTTCTTCCAGAAACGATAACTCTCGATCCTGTAGTAAAGACGGATGATGCCGTGAGCGAACGCCATTACATCAGAGCGGGTACCACCCAGCAGACCAGCGTTTAGCATCACATCGTTGCGGTGCGCTTCGATGAACTCCTGATAGATACGCTCTGGATGATTCTGCTTTGCCCAAGTGTCAGCGTATGTCTTCGGTTCTGAACCTACATAAACATTACCGGGCTGCATTTCTTCCCACGGTGCGCGAAGCATTTCGACATCGGTTCCATCGGTACACCAGACGAAACGGTATTCATGATGATCGCGCAGGTGCTGCCAGATGTGCAGCCAGCGCCGGAAGTAGACATTCATCTTCACGTCAGCGACGCGATACAGCTCAACGTCTGCCGGTGCCGTCTGCAGCTCATCCACCAGCGCAATACGTCCACAATTCCGAAGCGAGGACGCCCATTTAGCCAGCATGTCAGGAGAGGCGGTCATTTTCGTACCGCGCTGCGGGTCGGGCTGGCTGGTGAGTAACGTAGTGATAACCACGTCGCGCTGTCGCCGGTACTCCACATAATCGGTAAACCCGGCATCACGCCGTTCGTTGTGGATTTTAACGTTACGTTCCACCAGCGCCTGTCGGTCTGGTTTTGGTACCGAACGCTCTACGGCCTCATGCTCATCAAGAGAATGAATCAGCTTTTCTGAACCGACGACATCAGCGTAAGCCCACGTAGTCAGTCCTGCGTTATGGATGCGCAGGGCGAGGTCGCTGTGCTCGTACATGCCGCGACCATAAACCGGATCGAATCCGCCCACCTTCTCGATGGCGCTGCGGTGGTAATACAGCATCACGCCGCGCTGTCCCGTGTAAGCGATGTGCTTATCATCCCGGTACAAAACCGCCATATCGTTCAGCTTATTCGTGCCAGCCAGATCGAGAAACTGGTAAGCCAGGTGAGGTTCTGGTGATTCGATGTATGGCAAGTGCCAGTTATCAGCAATGGGCCAGGCGTCATCGTCCCACAGGAAGAGATGCTCACATCCGGCATCCATCAGGGCTGACAGGCTGGCGTTCTTCGAAGCGACAATGCCGAGTGATGTTTCATGGCGAAGCAGCTGCACGCCGTCAGGCACTACTGCGACAGGTTTAGAGCCGTCGTCGATAACCACCACCAGCGCCCCGGCGGGTAGATGTTTAATGTGCTGCTCAATGGCGCGGTTTAAAACGTCTGGCCGGTTGTGGGTAGTAATGGCAATGCCAATCCGTGACGCTGAAGCGCAGGCAGGCACAAACGGGACACCATCAATAGTGACCTGCATATTACCTCCCGTCAGAATCCACTCTTCAAGGAATTCCAGATCGTGCCGCCCGGCTGAAGATTTTTTTTCAGTTCCACAGAGACAACATCTGAAATCGCTTTTTCCATTTCTGGGGATAGCTTAATACTGGTCTTAATTTCTGGACCGATGCCAACACTGATGGCATAACCTTTTCGCGGGTCCGTTTCAGTACGGCTCAGCTGAACTTTCGGGATGACGGCATTCTTGATAAACACCTGTCCGTCCTTCATGACAAATGGAGATGATTCTGCCATCGCCTTTTCGTCGGCTTTCTGCTTCCTTTTCCGCTTGATGTATTCCGCAGCATCACGTATTTCGTCTGGAGTATATCCCCCCTCAACAGCAACCCAGCGATCAGCCAGGAATACTACCGCTGTTTTATCGGCTGGAACCCCTCCAAACTCTTCACTAAATCTTTGCTTGGCTTCATCAAGAGCATTAGCAATCAGCTCCTGTCTATTCATGTAGCTACTAATTTTGTAACGTGGAAGGGTGTAAACAGCCGACAGCTCACCTAATGCATCATCAGGCGTTTTGGTAGGTTCTCCGATCTTCCCCATTCGCCAGGCCACAGAACCATCAGCCCGATGAGCAACGATTTCGCCATTGCCGAAACTGACGTGGCCACATTTCGGTTTACGCTTATCTTTAACGCGTAGATGTTCAGGGAAGAAAGAAGCATCACCCCATACTGTATGGCGACGTCCTTTCAAATCGTAATGTGCGCTACCTGCCGGACTTTTCAAAATAAGTCCATCGTCGGTCATGATGACTCGCATGCCGAGCATCGCTTGCTGTAGCGATAAATATTTCATGTGGTAGTTCCTTTTAGACGTGAGCCTGTCGCACGGCAAAGCCGCCGAAAGTTAACGGTTTGCCCAGGCTCACAGCTGAAAGACTTTCTTTGATGTGCGCGTGCGATGCGCATAAAAAAGCCCCGCTATTGCGAGGCTCTGGTTTGTTTCTGGCAGTTAGCCTGCCACGCTTTGTTATGCGCCAGGATGTCTTTCTTGGTCTGGCGATCCAGCACATCCCAGTCGTGCGCTGTGCCGTAGATGGGTTTAACCCAGTCGCAAGCCGTGTCCACTACCTCAACCCTTACGGGTCCAGTTGTCCCGCAGCTCGCGATCAACATCGTCGCCAGGCATATGGTTAACAGTCTGCTGTACATTGCTGGCCTCTTTCGTTGCTTCTACCCGGCGTTCGGCTGCTGCGACCGTTGCCGCTGCGTTATCTTCGGTGCGCTGCTGGTCGGCTTTCACTTCAGCTTTGCTGGTGCCGCGAATATGGCCCAAGCCAAACGCGGCGGCGATAACAGCAAATACAGCGACAACTAGCCCGGTAATCATCTCAAGCGTCATATAACCACCCGCTCCTTCACCCAGCCATATACAAACGTCTCGTTCGCGCTGCGCTGTTCTGCCAGTTCGAGATAACGCTGACCCTGGCTGCAATTCAGGGCCCGGAGCATAACCAGTTCGCCCTCTTTTCCTCGCCGGGAAAGATAGCTTTTTAACGCGCTGATAGTTCGCGGACCGATAAAACCATCTGCAATCAGATCGGGATAAAGCGTGCCCTGAATGTTGAACACGTTCAGCCAGCGCTGGAACCATTTGGTCTGAACTGATGGGCCCATGTTAACGCCGGTATCGCACAATTCGGCGGCGATGGCTGGTGATACCTCAGAAACAAGGTCGAAGCGTGGCCCTGCCCAGTAGTCAGCCGTCAGGATATCCAGCGCCTGCTGGCGGGTAAGGTTACGCATATCACCGCTGTAACCGTGGGCACGTGCTACCGCTTGCGTGATTCCCCAGTTTGTTGGGCCACCTTTATCGTCGGGGTGATTAACGTAACCGCCCTCTTTGCCAAGAATGGCGTCAAAAATTTCGTCTTTTGTCATTAGTGCCTCAGAAGATCAACCAGACGTGCCAGATTTCCCCGGACCTTCATAACAGCTGCGCATATCAGGAGGTTCGACATCACCACCAGCCAACTGGAGTCACGATAGAGGCCGAAGATGAATTGCCATGGGATTACTGCGTAAACCAGGATGGTTATATACGCCAGGATTGAGATAAAAGGACGGTGCCGGGCACCATGGCGCTGGTAGAACATCAGAACGACGACGATCACCGAGCAGATAAACGCGTTAAAGACAGCTGACGGGTCAATTACCATTTCCCCCTCCTCCGCGTAACCGTGAGAAAAAACCGAACAGGGTGTTCAGGTCCTGGTTATTAAGAAAAGTTAGGATTTTTATACACAGTGCAGACAAAATCACTGCACCGAGTGCATCCAGTGGTTTTTCATAACTCGAGGCAGCATTTAGCCATGAACCAACAAACCCGGCGCCAAGCACTCCAACAATGAATGATGTAAGGAAATATGCAGCCAGGCGAGCACGCGTAAGGTTTGCAGCTGTCGCGACGTAAAACACCGCACCACCAAACGCTCCAAACACCACGCCGAAATCTGTATGAGTAAAGACACCATACAGGACTGAACCCAGCAGGCCTCCGCCGAGAACTGCACCAGTGCCGGTTAATGGATCGGACATTACGCCCCCTCTGTAATTGCTATGAATCCTCTCAGTAAGTTTGAGGGGAAATAATAAAAGCCCGCTGTTGATGGCGGGCTAATGAGTTGACTATTTGTAAGGTAGGTGTGAGTAAGACTTATGCTCAGAGGTGAAGCTGTATCGGCTGATTCACTATCGGTCCAGGAGAACCACCGGGCATTCAGTTACTTCCCACAACTCAAAGCGTAGCAGCAGTTTGCAAAACCATAAAAAAAGGCCTGCGTTTTATGGCAGGCTCTCAAGGAATTTGAAACTTGTATTGTTGTTGTCATGGTGCCGGGTGCCTCCCGGTGACTCTACCCCAGTCAGCAAAGCCGCGCGCATACCTGCAGATAGCAGTTGACTGGAACGCCCTTTCGCTTAGAAAGGATTCACCACACAAACAAATTACGCCGAAATCATTCCGCCGGTCAATACTTCATTGCCGTGAGTTCTCTCAGAAGGAGGGGAAACAAAAAAGGCCACCCGAAGGTAGCCCGTAGTAATGATTGTGAAGGCTGGAGTCGAACCAGCTTCCATCGGTGCGCTGCCGATTGGGTTACGCGCGCCTTGTGGCTACTTATCCAGAATATTCACCGCAAAACTATTCCCTAGCTCGCCGCTGAGCTTCATCACAATGGGTATCGCTTTGCCGCGCCAGGGAAGTGTGCCTGGTCTCACCGGGATGTCGTCACATACTCAAAGCGATTTCCGTTGTGTAGAAAATAAATAGCCCCACTAATACAGGCAGGGCTTAATTTATTTTATTCGTGTAGGCGTTAACGACACATTTCAGCTTTAGCTTTCATGTAAGCCTCGTGAGCCAACTCCGCAGTTTGGAAACTACCGAGATCTTTGCGTTTCCCGTTGACGCTAATCGCAGAACGCCACAGGCCACGATCCTTGCACCAGTTTGCTCCAATTAGCCCAGATTTCGCACCTTTTCTGGCCTTATGCCTGTTCTGCTGATTAACAAACTGGGTAACGATACGTAAGTTGTCCCATCGGTTATCTTTGGGATTGCCATTGATATGATCGACACACTTATCAGCTGGCGGCAGCGCACCATCCATGTATAAAAAAGCCAACCGATGAGCGAAGATTAATTTCTTATCGATCATTATCTGGATATAGCCGTACGTATCTGCGTTCCCGGCTATATTGCCTGGCGTAGACCGAGAGTTTGTTCGCTTGATCCAAACAAATAAACCAGTCAAAGGGTCGTACTTCAGAACCTCTTTCAGCCGTTCTTGCGTGATGCTCATGATATGCGTATGCCTTACTTTGAAATGAACCTTTGCCGCACAGGAAACCAGCCCGTCGAGGCTCGCCAGCGCTAACTGACTTCCTCAAAGGCTCATTTCAAATGGATTGGTTCGACGTATTGAATGCGCGGGCGGTGCGCGGGAAATGCGGGTACAAAAAAACCCGCAACGTGGCGGGCTTTTCGAGGTTAATTATCTACAGGCGTTATACTCCATAATCAGAAGCTTACAAGACAACCTTATGCAAAGTCAACACTAACGTGCAAAAAAGTGTCGCCATTTGTTCCGATCATATTAATAAGTTGTCGCCTTCTCAAACTCTACTGCCGCGTGACGCTCCCCCTGGCGCAGCGTGTCCACCAGCATTTCATAAAAGGGTTTCCAGTTGCGTGACCATGAGGATTGATGGAGGTCCGGGAGACGCTTCAGAATGGCACGGTGTACCGTCGCCGAGGAGATTGCAGAGAAGCCATTACCAGAGCAACGTTCACACGTTTTGAAAACCGGTGCGCCACGCTCTTTAGTCGCTTTTCGGTCTAGAACCTCGCCTTTACCGCCGCAACGACAACGGGCGCTGATCGTTCCCTTGCCTTCGCAAGCATCACAGACCGCCGGCACAACCTCTGTTACCTCCGTCCACTGCTCCCAGTCAGACGGTCGAACAGCACGAGAACGGCAGGCCCAGTATGGAGCTTTACCCCATGGGTACGAAACCTTGCGGGTAATCTGCTCGCGGGTTGTTCGTCCGGTACCACTGCAACTGTGACACGTCACGCTGGTAGCCGCAGAACGTGAGTAATCAGCAAAGGCAAATTGTGCCAACATCTGCATACACCATCCGAACTGGCCACCAGCTGCTTTGCGAACATTCTTCGGTGCGACATCCATCGCATATCGCGCCAGCGCCTGAACTGCGAGCTGTTCATCCGTTTTGCTGATTCCCGCTTTACCGAAGAACGCCGCCAGGCCGAAGCGCGCACGGCTGCTGGTGGTGCCAATCGCCGCCATTACATCTGTTCCTGTAAGGCGGTCAGGAGAAGTTCCTTTCACGTCGTCGCTGATGTGCATACCCTGAGGGCTAAAGTGTTTTAGTGAAGCTTCAAGTTTCATATCTCAAACCCTCGTTACGTTGCTGGCTTCCCACTCGAGATCAAGCTCGCTTTGCGGCTTACCGACCAGGTAGTTAAATGGTTTTTTCTCGCCTTCCAGGAACTGGTGAGAGCGAGAGTCGAAATTAGCTCCGATGTCACCGATCCAACCTTCGCCCTCTCGTTGCTTCAACAAGCGAATCATTGAGGCAGGAAGATTGATTGCGGCCTGTTCGTCTTTGTCGAGGCTCTCATAACCCATACGGTCCGCTTTTCTCTGCGCCAGCTCACGGGGAATGTTGCGCCAGACGGCCATCACGTTGTCGGGCATATCCGTTAAAGCACCGGTGCCTTTTACGTCCATCTTTCCGGTTGGAGCGGAGTCGTTTGTTTTTCTGGCATGGGTAACCAGCAGGACGTGACAGTTATGTTCGTTCTTGAAGTCGCAAAGGGTATCGATGAAGTCTTTCTGACCTGTGTAGTCTTCTTCGTCTAAACCACATTTAGCCAGGTTATCTATGACGAACAGCTCAATGCCATAGCGACGCCGGGCATAGGCAAAAATCTCAAGAAGCCGGTCTGCTTTGGCCGTTCCGGTAAGTTTGAATACCCAAAGGCGGTCAGAAAACCATTCGTTGGTCATAATGATTTCTTCACGCTTCGGTGAGGAGGTGCAGATGGTTTGCCGCGTGAGTCGGGCAAGCATTTTGCCTGGTTTAAGCTCCAGAGAAGCAATACAGGTCCTGACCCCCTGACTCATCGCATCAATCGCAATATGTCCAACGAGCTCGGTTTTGCCATGCCCATTCACGCCATTGACGAGGGTCAGCTCACCGGCACGGAACTTAAAGTTGTTGTTCAGCGAAGCCCATGGGCTTGTAAACAGACCGGTATCCCGATGTTCGAATGCCTCGATAGTTTCCTGAAGCAAGTCCCCTGCTGAGCAAAGCTCATCGGGATCGAAGAATTTAGCGCGTTCCATGTATTCAAGAATGGAGTCGCTGTCCATGCCGTTCATCAGGCAATCGTTGATATCTTTGTGCGGAAGTTCAACCATGCGGCAACGGTGCTCACCAAGACGTCTGGCGATTTCTTTTGCAGCTTCACGGCCTACATCGTCGTTGTCCAGGCACAGCCAGATTTCCTGGAAGCGATCGAGGTTGTGATACTCGTATTCAATCCACTGCTGTTTGGCACCCTTACCGCCGCCAAAGGGAACAGACAGGGCATCATAACCGAGCTGCGTGAAGGTCATGCAGTCAATCTCGCCCTCGCACAGCACTACCAGACGGGTGTTTTTATCCAGCGCCTGCCAGCCAAACAGGCATGGTTCACAATCAGCCTCAGCCATGATCAACTTTTTGCCGTTTGGCCGCTCGGTACCAATACGTTTCACCTGCAGCAGTTCGCCATTCCGGATGTACGGGAATGCCACGGCAGGCACCTCGCGGTTTTCGTCGTGGTACCAGACCACCGCATCTGTCACTTTAAAACGATCTGCTGTTTCACGGGTGATACCACGCGAAGCAAGGTAGTCGTAGCATTTACTGGCCGATTTAACGCCCTTCTTTGTCGGACGAGAGAACGTTTTTTTCTTCGCTTCGAAGTGGTGGTCATCGTCTTTCAGGCCAAGAAACTCTTTCGCTTCTCGCATGGCGTCATGCAGCTGACAGTTACGCACCAGCACCCAGAGATCCAGCAGGTCGCCGCTGTCACCGCTGGCAAAGTCAGCCCATGATTTTTTACCGCCGATATTGACCTTGAGGCTTTTGCCTGAGTCACCGTTCGTATTGCCAGCACACCACTCTTTCCCCTCCAGATGTCCTTTCGGAAGGAGAAATTTAGCGACGCGCTCGGCGTTATCCCATAGTTTTTCTGAAAGTTCAGCAGGGGTCATCAGACACTCCGTAAATCAAATTTTATAAAGCACCACGTCACGAATCCCTCGCGCAGAAAGCCACAGTTATAACCAGCAACCAGGACACGCTTGAGGGTTGTTTTCATGGGCGGTTAGCTCCACGTTTCATGCGGTCAATTGCGGCCTGACTGATAAATACCTCAGCCGAACCGTCATTGGGTTTGGCGTACCAGGACGCTCCTGCCCCACCAACGGCGTTTGTGCCTGCAGATATCTGAGGGGCTACCTGTGGCTTTTCGTCGTTCCAGCGCTCACCGTTCAGGTATGAGGCTGGAAGGAGCTTGTCGAAGCCCATTTGCTGCGCCTTTGCTCGGACGCGGATATCTTCTGCCAGCATTACGGCGAAGCTATCCGGAGTACCTCGGTTTGTTTTTTTCCATTCGCGGTATTTGGTTTTAAAGGCGGACCGGGCCTTTACCTTGGCATCCTTCCTCAAACCTGCCCCCCAAAAAATATTTTCGAAAGCAACATCGACTGGATCTTGGCCTTCAGCATCATCTGATTCTGAATCAGGCTTTTCCTGTGCAGGTTTACCTTTAGACTCGTCAGGTTTATCGCCATCAGTCCGATTCGAATCGGACAAATTAGTTTGATCTTGTTCTTTCTCCTGCTCCTGTTCCTGCTTCTGGCTTGCATGCCCCTTCGAAGCCCCTTCAATTTCCTCCGGGATCTGAACCTCACTACTACGGGAAAAAGTCATATTGAATTGCTTCGAATATTTCGCGTAAAACTCTGAAAGAAATAGATTATCTGACACCTTGTTGTATTCGTTCTGCACCCCAGCACAACGCTTGTCTCCGGGTTTCAGCGCATCACCGATTTGATGCGTTGCCATTTCGATGACCCACACCATCTCAGAATGATCGTCGTACTTACAAAACCCGGCTTCAATGGCGCTATTAAGCCCCTTCCTAGCCCCTTCTATGGTTAAGCCAGTCTCATGAGACAGGAACGTAAGGGGCATGTAATAAAGGCCGATCATATTGGCGTGTGGGCTGGTAAGCAGGTACAAAGCCACAAGCTGAGATTCAGGCCCAGCCTGACGCAGTTCTTTGCCTGTTCTGCCAATCCAGAAGTGTGGAGACACCTTTCCGTAATCACGCATTTTGCGCCTCCGAGACCTTCGTAAAATATTGTTGAAACTTCCAGACAGGCTGCATGCATTCATGCGGATAATTCTGCCTGGTGAAATACACCTGCTGCTTATCCCGATTCCAGCCAGTGACATGCACAATCACCCCGCGCGGATCGCGATAATCGATATCCAATGGCTTAACTTGGTTTTCGGTAGTGATTGGATGTGACATGTCACACCTCATTGCCCGGATGTGGGAAAACAAGCATTTCTCGCTTGAGGGGTTTTTTACCCACAAAAGTTCTACTTGCTGCTTCAATAGAAGTTGCAAGTTTTGGTGACGCATTTCTGTATCCGTAGGCAATAAGATTCAAATATCCTATTGATGTACCGCTCTTAACTGCCAAAGCGTGCCATTCTTCTTTAGTGGAAGCACGACGCCAGGAAAGAAGTTCGTTTTCCATACCCACACCTCAATTTATCATTTTGGTAAAGTTTATCTTTACGATAACTATGAGGCAAGATAAATTTATCAAATTGGGTATTTATCATATTGCTAAAAAGTGGGAGTATTTGGTCATGGACATAAAAAACATTCGACGTCAGAACCTAAACAGGTTGATTGGTGAGTACATCGTGGAAGGTTATACCAAGGCACAAATTGCTGAAAAAATTGGTATACCCCCTTCTCAACTGAGTCAGTTATCTGGCTCTAACGCCTCTCGTAACATTGGTGACATAATAGCTAGGAGAATTGAGTCAAGTATGGGCCTGCCCCATGGCTGGATGGATTCAAAGAGAGCAGATGTTGATGCATCTGGTACCAAGCCTAACTTTTTCATAAATCCACTGACAAAAAATCAGCAACAATACCGAATTGAGGTGCTGGACACTGAGTTCAGTTGCGGAAGTGGCAGGATGAACATGGACTATCCTGAAATAGTTAAATCGATTGAACTTGATCCAGAGGAAGCTAAAAGGATGTTTGGTGGGCGTAGCCCTACCTCCCTGAAAATCTGCACGGTTGTCGGCGATAGCATGCTCGGGACTATTTTCCCTGGGGATCTTGTCGTTATAGACGTTACGGTAAACCGGTTGATAGGTGATGGGATTTATGCGTTCGTTTATGGTGACAACTTTCATATCAAACGCTTACAGCTGCTTAAGGACAAGCTGGTAGTCATCAGCGATAATTCAACTTACGAAAAATGGTTTGTATCTGAAACTGATCAAAGCGAGTTTCACATTCAGGGCTTAGTTGTCGGTAGATGGCAAATGTCATACAACCGTTTGGGGTGAGACTCATACATATAAAAAACCAGCTTCGGCTGGTTTTTTTATGCCCTGCACAAAATAATTTACTATATATATCAATATCATAAC